GCGCCCTTACCATTGCTTTAAATAGAGTAATCTACAGAGACTCCGGCGTATCTATGTTTCACCCTAAGGACCAAAGCTATAGCGTGGATGCCGGTAACACAGAGTTTAGAGATGTGATAGCGGCATTTAAGAATTTTTGTCCTACCATAGGCATAGATCCAAATAGGATTGCATTTATTATCGACCTGACTATTCGACGAGTTAGAAATGCGTCAGGCACTCCGCTAAGCATTGAATCTATATACTCTGAACCAAAAAAAGTGATAGAAGCATGAGAATCTACAGCGGAGGAACCTATGACCTCTTCCACTATGGGCACGTACGTCTACTTAAGAGACTTAAAAAGATGGCCGGTAAAGACGGTGTACTTATTGTTGCGCTAAATACAGACGAGTTTATAGAGCAGTTCAAAGGCTCTAGACCAGTAATGAATTTAGAAGAACGCATGGAAGTTCTGCAATCTTGTAAGTATGTAGACGAAGTAGTTGTAAATTATTCTGGAGAAGATTCTAAACCAACTATCCTAAAAGCTAGAGCTGATTTTGTGGTAGCAGGTACCGACTGGTGCGAGAGAGACTACATGAAACAGATGGGCTTTACCCGAGAGTGGTTAGAAGAGAATAATATTGGGTTTGGTTACATTCCATACACTACAACAATTAGCACCACAGATATTAAGAAAAGATTGAAGTAATGAAAGTTGCCGTCTACACGATAGCTCTTAACGAGGAAAAGCACGTAGAGCGTTGGTACAACTCTGTAAAAGACGCAGACTACATTCTTATCGCTGATACCGGCTCGACCGATAAAACCGTAGAGATTGCCAAGAGTCTTGGAATCAACGTAGTTAGCGTCCTACTAAAACCTTTTAGATTTGACACAAGCAGAAACGCCGCCCTAGCCGCATTACCAGCCGATATCGATTACTGCATATCGCTTGATATGGATGAAATGCTGTCTAGTGGCTGGAGAGCTGATATGGACTCTTTAGCCGAGCTACCAGACAACACTTCGGCCATTATCAGAGCAACGCTGACCTGGAATGTTAAGGAAGACGGGACCCCGGGGCTTCAATACGGAGCCGACCGAATCCACTCCCGCTGGGGTGTAACTTGGCGTCAGCCAGCCCACGAGATTATCAGCACCTACGGTGACTACCACGAAGCCCGAGGCTGGGTAGGCTTTGAGATTATCCATGCGGCTGACCCCACAAAGTCTAGGTCGCAATACCTGGGAATGCTAAAAATGGCCGTAGACGAGCAGCCATATAGCGATAGAAACGCTTATTACTACGCTAGAGAGCTTTTTTACTACGGTAAGTACGAAGAGGCGACTAAGGAGTTTAAACGCCACCTAGGGCTTCCTACGGCTTCCTGGGCCCCAGAGAGAGCATCTTCTATGCGTCACATAGGAAAGATGAACCCTGAAGAAGCAGTAGAGTGGTTTATCAAGGCAGCCGAAGAATCTCCTGGTCGCAGGGAGCCTTTCGTGGACCTTGCCAGCCACTATTATGCAACCGAGGACTGGGAAAATTGCTACAAATACAGCAAAAAAGCCTTAGAAATAACCGAGAAAAAGCTTGACTATATGTGCGAAGAAGCGTCTTGGGGCTCTCTCCCATGGGACTACGCGGCGTTGTCAGCTTACTATACGGGCAGACATGACGAAGCTTTAGAGTATGGAACTACTGCTCTAAGTCTGGATCCCCAAAATCAAAGGCTAATTGAGAATATTCAGTACTATCAGAGACCTTCTTAAGCTGCTCTTTCTTGTCAGCCTTGAGCGCGTGATACGCATTTACAGCGTTAGCACTGGTCCTACTTCTCCACGTAAAGTCACACTCTAGGCACTGAACGATTCTCATTGTTAGCCAACGACCGCCGTCCGGATTGTCCACGACCATGGCTTTTAGACTTGAAGTTCTAGCCTGGCAGTATGGGCACTTAGGAAACCTATCTCTACGAATTTCAGCACCGTCAGCATTGACTGATAAAGCTCTGCGTAATTCGTGTTCGTCATTGCCACCCCAGATTCCCCATATTTTACCTGTTTCTAGCGCCCACTTGACGCAGTCTTTTCGCACAGGGCACTGGAAACATAGATTCTTAGCTTGATGCTTGTCGTCTAGTTCATCAGAGAAGAACAAGTCTTTCATGTCTCTATTGGATGGCTTAGCGCACTCGGCGTCTTTCATCCACTCTGTATCTTTACTTGGTTCCCAAAATGGAATCATTTAATAACCGCCCAGGTCGCTTCTCGGGGGCTGTCTACAACATCGTCATACTCAGTAATTCCGTGCTCATCACAGGCTGTTAAGTAGATTTCACCATCAACATGTCCAACGTATCCATGAATAATATCCGCTGTTTCTACAGCCCGGTATCCTTCACCTAAGGAATCAACCACACCGTCTCTTTGCAATGAAGAAGCCAAAGCTCGCCTAATGACGTCTTCATCCAAATCTATGTGGTCATAAGTAAAAAAGATAAAAGAAAATGGTCCGGTGACAGAAATGTCGTCACCAGACCATTCAAACCATAGGCATTCGCCGGCTCTTGAATCTTTCATAATTACATCCTTACTAAGTTAATTATACTTGCAAGTTTTGTAATTTTTAGCTAAAATAGCAAATTTTATTATTTTATTTTTGGCCGTACAAATACGTCAGCATAGAACTTGTGCTCTGAATCAGCAGCTAAGACCGACACTTCCATCTCAAATTCGGCATATTTTTCTGCCTCTTCAGCCGGGAAATTGTAGTACTCTGACGCAAGCTGAATAGCCTTAACCTTCATACTGTCTCTGTCATCGCCCAAGACCGTGAACTTCATGCGGTCGCGAATCATTACTGAACTCTCTTCTGTAGGTGCTCTGGGTTGTAGTGAGCGCCGTCAATAATTGGAGTCTTGTCGTCAGTAGAGTTGACAATGATATCACCATTTCTAATGCCAACAATCACGCCTCGACGCCCGTTGTGTACGGTTCCGGTGCTTCCACTAAAAGCATCGTGCGACACTCTAACAATGTCTCCAACCTTCAGGTCACCACGTCGCGCATCAATCCAGATTTCTTCCTTGTTTGGGACTACCAGTGCGTGTCCCAGCCCGACCGTGGAAAGAATGTCTAAGACCTGTTTAGCCTGAGTAGTATCTAGGTCAATTTCTTCCCATGTCTTTAGCATTTTGAGTACAGCCTTACCTACACCGACGCGGATTTTAGCGTCAGCAAATTGTTGCTTTACCCAGTTGTAATCTACTTTCATTAGTTTTCCTTTCGAGAAATGTTTAAGGTGGTTTCTAAAATATTTAATGCGGTTTGTTTTCCAGGTATGTTGGCTAGATATGACTCCCTTTGAGCCATAGCCAACAAGTCTCTTTTTTGCTGTGACATGCTCTCAATGGCAGACGCTAGAGAGCTCCAAGGAGGTCCTATACGGCCACTAAACTTCCAATCTGTAGCCACAGGAGTATTCGAGTTTAAAGCTTGAACATATCTATAAGTCCACCAGGTGCCGTCTTTTTTGTGTGAAGTAACCAAAGCACCGATAGATCTCGTGAACTGGTCCATAACCTGATTGTCGTCCCAGCCTTTATTCCACTTCATAAGAGAATTGGGCAGCTCCAAAGTTTTTAGCACAGCAGATGACCATGGAGTGCTGGGAGCATCTACAACCCATTTTGGTCTGCGGTCTACGGCTACAGGGTTTGCTTGAATTAAGTATGAATCTAAATTAACCGGCACTAAATTCTTTTTAGCGTTAGCTAGAAGTTTGACGTCCTCTTGGACAGACCACGGCAAGGAAGAATAAATGGTTGTAGGCCACTCATCATTAAGCAGGTGGTTTATGGCTGAATGAAGTCTGACAGATACGGATGAGTCAGCCAACACAGTAGAGTATTCTTTTCTATTTGCAAAAAAACTTTTAGTGAGGCTAGCTGGATTAGTAACTACTGACCTAAGACTAGCTTCCATCTGGCTAGAGTTAGGGCTGTCAATTAGTAAAGTCAGCTTGCTATTGCCCCACAGATGGTCGATGATGCTGAGCGCCCCATAGGTTCTATTTGCGCCAACGCTAGTGATTGGCGTTACCCCAACAATCACAGAGTCAAACTGCTCTAGTGATTCCTTGGTCATGTGTACGCTTGGGCTAACCCAAATAACCTCGTGTCCGGCCTCAGACAGCACGGCATTTAATACGCCAACAAATCCTAGATTTCTGGCGTTAGCATTCTCTGATGCTTGCGGAGCTGTCATTCCGGTCAAAAGAATCTTCGACATATAAATCTTTCTTTACAGTAAGAGGGGGCACCACCTGTGTAGGTGATGCCCCGCGGCTTACATACCTACGTGTGTTTAGAACGGTGCGTCAGGTGCAGCTGGAGCAACAGCAGGTGCAGGGGCAGGAGCCGGTGCTGGTGCAGGTGCTGGCGCGGCCGCGGCAGGCGCTGGAGCCGCTGCAGCAGTAGCAGGTGTCTGAATGACGTAGTAACGCTTGATTTCGTTACGCTTGCTACCGTTCCAAGTGCGAGAACCAATCTGAGCACGGAAGCTCTTGTTGGCAATCATGCTCTCAATCTGAGCGTTGCTCACAGTAGGGTTGTTGATAAAGAACTCCTGTGGAACACCAAGGGCAGCCATCTTCGAAAAGAAGATACCCAAAGCGTTTGAGTTCTCAGGTGAGATAACTAGGTTATCCCATACGCGACGCTTGTTGTGCGCTCCACCCTGAACTTCGGTGGTTAGCTTGAACATCGTCTTACCACTCTGCGAAGTGGTGGTGCTTACCTCAATAACCTTGAGGTCGTAGTCGCCATCTGGTAGTGGCTCGAAGTTACCAGAAGAAGCAGTTCCTGCTTCTTTTACTAGGTCAGCCCAGTTTAGTGTACTCATGTTTATTAGTTCCTTTAACTATAATTGAGTGGATTATTTCTTTTTTGTTGCATCGGTTTTTGGACCGAAGATCATGTCGAGCATACGCTCGACTCCAAGGTCGCCCTGCTCGACAATCTTACCGAGACGACCTTGTACGCGTTCACCAGCTTCATACTGATCCGTGCGCTCCACATACATGCGACGTGCCTTGTATGGAAGTTGCGTAGGGTCAGGATTTGGGATGGTTTCGTTAGAAATGTAACCAAGCACATCGTAGAAATATGGAGCCTGAATTGCTAGCTGTCCCTGTAGGTAAGGATGCATAATTCCATCCTGCCCACGACGAGCCATTGCAGTCAAGACTACAGCTTCTAGAGGCTGAGTCGGGTGCATTGTTAGGTCACGAAGGTCACGAAGTAGTGCACCCATGTGGCGAAGTAGTTCGCCCCACTGTTGCATCTTCATCTGTTCGGTTCCTGCAATGTTGTCCATGCACTTAACCTGCAACTCAGAAATTGAGTCGATGATTAAGCTCTTGAACTGGTGCTTGCCAGCTTGTAGCCACTGGAAAGCTTTCATAACAACGTCGTAGTCGTTTACCTTGACTACAACAGTGTCCCATGTGCCGTCAGCCACTGGTGGCTCCTCGCGCATAGGGTCCCAATACTTTACGTTGATTGGTAGGAAGCGGTGGCCTCCCTCAACGTCGAGCATTAGGCGTGGGTATGGTGCTGTAACAGCGAAGGTTGACTTACCAACCTTTGATTCGCCGTAGACCATTAATGTCAGGGAGCGTTCTACCTCAGACATTACTCACTTCCTTTCTTCTCTTCATCTTTACCGTAGTATCCGTACGGGTCAGCGACCACATACATCTGTTCAATGGCTGCCTCAGCTGCACTGCCGTCATCAATAAGAGGACAAACATTGTAGAACTGACACTTCCATTTGCAGTCTTTTGTTGGACGTGGGTACGCCACGTAGTTAGGGTCTGCACCCTGGTCGAGAGCTTTTTTAACTCCCATCAGGTCTGCAATCGTACCATGAATGCGCTGCCAAAACGAGCGCATTGTGAAAACATTGTGACGAACTTCAATCTGCTCGTAGAATGGAGGTTTTGCATTGGCGGTTCGCTTTACCTTTTTGAGCATGGTGAAGATTCCACCCTCCGACCGCTCCCCAGGTACTAGATTCTGAGCGTGCTCAAGCATCATGTACGTAAGGATTTGCTCATTCATTTGCGCTTGGTTAGCAAAGTCGGAAAACGAACCACCAACGGTCTTAAAGTCGCGGAACATACGTACGCCGTCAGTCTTGCGACGAACGCGCATGTCAAGCTTTCCCTGAAGAATTACTTCGCCATTGAATAGTGGCATAGTAATAATTTCTTCGTTTGAAATCTTCTCTAGGTTAGAGTCGATACCTTCTTCGTCCATCCACTGTAGGTAGCCCTCCAGCATGATACGGCCAAGCTCTGCTTCCGCTTCCAAATCAAATGTGTCTCGATAATCAGCAATTAGTTTGTCCATGTCACTCTTGACTAAAGCGGCGTGCGCCTCAAGAAGACCAATCTCACCGTCAGACGAGTAGTACTGGTCTAGTGCTTCGTGGATGCGTGAACCGAGTGCCAAAGCTCCGGTGTAGTCCTTTTGCTTAGGCTGTAGACGTCGGTAGTAGTTCAACCACCACTTACGTCGGCAATCCTTAAATACCTGAATCTCAGAGTTAGAAAGGATGTATGGAACTAATGTTTCTACTGCTTCAACAGTTTCGTTTTTGTCGCTCATGGCTACAGCTTACCTGCCTTGTCGTCTTTTAGCAAGGCTAATAATTTATCTTTGTCCTTAACAATCTGCTCAAAGTTTTCGCCCTTGCCCTCAAGAACTTGGATAACTCGCTCTTCAATAGTTCCCTCAGTCACGTAGTCCATAACAATCACGGAGTCGTGAATCTCAGAACCAATACGGTGGATACGGTCAAGTGCCTGCTTGTGGTCAACAAGTGACCACGGGCGCTGAAGCATAATCAATCGACGAGCCGCGGTAAGGGTAATACCCACACCACCAGCCTGCGCAGTAAACAGAATCCATTTAATCTTTCCGGACTGGAAATCGTCAACAGCTTTCTGTCGCTCTTCTTCCGACTGAGCTCCGGTAATTAGACCGTGCTCGATTCCTTCTTTAGTAAGCGAGGCACTTAGCAGGTTGATTAGCTGACGAGATACGGCACACACAGCGACTGAATCGTCGCCAAAGTCACCGCTCTTGATATCATCCATAACAGCGTCAACCTTACAAGATGGCTCTGACAAAATAGGACGGATTTCTCCAGTAGCTTCGTCAGTCACCATCTCAGCAAATGCGCTAGCAAACTGAGTCAAGCGAGTAGTCTGAGTCAGCACGCTAGATGCAATGACAGCCTCTCCACTTTCAAGCTCTGCAATCATGTTGTCGCGCATGTCCTTGTACGCCTTAGCCTGCTTTGTAGACATTTCGATATCACGACGCTCGAATACCATGTCAGGTAGCCAAGGAAGCACGCGAGCCTTTAGCATACGGCGCATACGTGGATTGATTGATGCGTGGAACTCTGCCTCCATGTGAGGCTTCACACCTAGAACCATCATGCCACCGAATGCATTAAGCATCGTGTCGACCATGCGGTCAATCCAGCGAGTTTTGCTAGGCCACTCTTCTGGCGATAGCCAGTGAAGAATAGGCCACATGTCCAAAACATCTCTTGCAATAGGAGTACCAGTGAGTGCAAATCTGTAGTCGGCATCTCCGGTAGCTGCCCACATAGCTCGGGTCTGCTTTGACTTAGGGTCCTTAGAGCGGTGAATCTCGTCGGCAATTACAGCCTTAAAGTCGATACGGTTTAGCTCACGCTCGTGGACCTCACAACGGTTTTCCGTTACTCGGTCGTCCATACCCTTACATGAGATGCATCGGGCTAGGGCGACTGAACCGTAAGGAGCTAGTCGAGAGTGAGAGCGTAGTGACTCCCAGTTAATTACGTATACGTCAGCTTCTTCATCGAACTGCTTACGGCGCTGAGTGGCAGTTCCGGTAATCACCTGAACCTTTACTCCAGGCCACCACTTGCCAAACTCACGCTTCCAGTTTTTCTTCAGCGTGTTGGGGCAAATAACTAGAGCAGGAAATGGCTCTCCGCCGTCATCCTGAATCTTCTTAAGGGCTCGGATAGCCTGAGCGGTCTTGCCCAAGCCAGGCTCGTCTGCCAAAAGGGCACGCTTTGCGGTAGATAGAAACTTTACGCCAGCACGCTGGTGAGGGAACAAATCTTCGTCCCCTTCGCCCTCTGGAAGCTCCTCTAAGTCCCTAAGAGCATTAGACGGGTCCACGCGCAGGGTACGCTCGTTAGCGGCCCAGGAGGCCAGCAGAGGGCCAATTACGAGGTCATTCTTAAAGGTAGACCTTAGGGCTAGACAGGTGCCCCAAGACACCGGAACTTTCCATAGCTGGGCCTTGCTGTCATAGGTAGATCCGGGCAAACTCTTGCATAGCTCTTTAAAGCGCCAATCAGCGGTTATAAAGATGTGTGTGCTCTGCTCATCAAGCTCAACACTTACAGGCATTACGCCTTCCTTTCGTCATTAGATATAGATACTATCATACTTTTTAGATTTTTATTTAAATTTTTGGATAGTATCTTTTAGCTTAGAAGCTTTTTTGGTACCCATCCAAGCCTGACTAACTTTAGCAGACCATGTCGTATTGCGTCAAGTGCGTGTCCTTCACCGCTCTTATGCCAATATCCTAGCTTCTTAAGCTTGGCGTTGTCAAACATTGCTTTTGCGTCTGCCGGAGACTGGAAATAGATATCATCCGAGCTCATGCCAATGTCCATCATAATCTGCTTAAGAATGCCAATCTGCTCTAGCGAGTATGGGGCCTGAGTGTTGCGCACGGTTTGGGCATTGATAGTGAATCGCTCGCAAGCAATTAGAATCTCAGAGCCACCCATAATAGCTGAAGCAATAGCCTCTCTAATCGGAGTTGCATACTGATGCTGTAGATATTCTCCAGACGCTACCAACTCGGGTTCAGAGCCAGGCTCGTATGAGAATACGGCAAGGCCACTAGCCTTACCAGGGTCAACTGCAATAATTACTTTAGTCATTGTACTTTTCTCCCCAGCGTGCAAATGGACCGTCTACACCGGCAGTTAGGGGAACTTGCCAGTCATCACGGGTGGTCATACATTCTTGTACAATATGTTTTATTTCATCAATATTATTCTTAGGTGCGTTTAGAACAATTTCGTCATGTACAGGAACAATCAATAGCTCGGTAAGGTCCGCCTTGTCAAGCTTCACTAAGTTAGCCTTAAATACTTCTGCAGCACTTGCCTGAACCAAATAGTTAGTCAATGAGTAGACACGGTTGTCGTCACACGGTAGGCGACGTCCAGTACGAGTCATGACATAGCCTATACCCTCGCTACGCAATCTACGCGTACCAGTGTCTTCAATCATCTGTTGCATCTTTTTAACACCAGGGTAACTCCTATCAAAAGCGTCAACAACAGTCTTCATCTGAGCATCAGATACTCCCGCTGTCAGTGCCATCTTAGATACTCCAGCTCCGTAAAGCTTTCCGTAGACCACACCCTTAATAAGTTTACGTCTGCTGTCTGACTTTTCAGCCGTAGGGTCTTGATAGACCTCTTTCATGATTTCAGTGAACACGTCGCCACCCGTACGGTCAGACTCATTAAATAGATTCATGAGGTCCTGGTCCTGGCTAAAGTTAGCGGTAAGACGGAACTCAACCTGGTCGAGGTCGCTAGAAATAATGACGTGGTCATCGTCTTTAGGGATAAACGCATTACGCACCGTAGCGTCGCCTGATGGCAGAGTCTGAAGCGCAGGGTCTGTGATAGACATACGACCCGTGCGGGCACCAAGAGTTCGGACAGACGGATGCATGATGCCATCAATGTTTCCGTCTAAGAAGTTCTTGAAGTACGTGTTGGCTAGCTTGTCAGCCTTACGCTGGTTTAGTACCGCCTTAGCAAGGTTCTGAACTTCAGGAGACCCGTCACGGGCTAGAACCTTAAGCTGGTCTTTAGACGCAGACTTCTGGCCCGATGGAGTGACTTCTGTAATGTCTGCGCCCATGCCCTCAAACTGACGCACCAACTGAATGTTGCTAGTGATAGACATTCCGTAGGTATCTTTACCCCACTGCTTAACGCTCTCGCCATACTGATTCAGTTCGTCAAACTTACGCTGAGAGTACTCAAGGTCTACGCGAGCACCATTGATTTCCATGCGAGTGACAATTTTACGAGCGGCCATCTCTAACTCGTAAGCGATACAGTATGGCCCCGAAGGTCCACACTTCTCCCAAAACTGCTCCCACAAACGCATCGTAAGAACCGTGTCTAGCGCACCATAAGACCAGTAGGGCTGAAAAGTAACAGGAACGGTGCCCCAAGTCCAGCCATTCTCTTTCATGGACTGATCTAGGTGTGTCTGCAATGCAGCGGCCATAGGGTCTACATATTGAGACGTCAAAGTTTTTAGTGCACCAGAACCAAGCGGGTCAATAATCTGAGCCATAATCATGGTGTCGTGAGCACGGTGCCACGGCATTTTCCAGCGAGACTGAACGTCGAACCATCTGGCTTCAAAGGCAATATTGTGGCAAACAATAGGACCATCAAACTTGTCCATTGCTTCATAGAAGACACCACCCCACTCGTCCCAGGGGATTGCCCAGCCAGTCATACCGTCGCCAACCTGGACTAAACGAATTCGGCCGTGCCAAGGAGACAGAGCATCCTTGTGCGGACGCCCGTCAAGTTCTCCAGTTTCGATATCTATGGCAATTGCATTGTGCGGACGTCGCGCCCCAAGCCAGTTTATAAACTCCTGAGCCTTTTCAGCTGAGTCTACAAGATGTAGTTGTACATCAGATAGTCCACCGCTCATATTCATCATCCTTAATCGTCATTTACGTCAGGGTACCTATGGTAGTACTAATTTCTGATTAGCGCAACTACTTAGCCTAAATTAAAAAAGTTCTTCGTCAACGTCGCCCTCGTCTAGGTCATCATCGTCGAACGTAGCACCATATTTATAGGTCGGACCAACGTACACAGTATTTACAAGAAGCTGAGAGACCATAAACAACGCTTGGTTCTCTGTGAAGCCAGAGTCTATTAGCTCGTTGTATATCTCATTAATCTGTATGGCAGTCTCTTTTAAAGAGGACAGGCCCTCGACAACCGGAGTTGGTGGTGGCGGTGTTGCTTCCGGTTCTTCCATGATACCTTTCTACGGTATTACTTCAAATTTGAATACCTGATCTATTTTAACGTCATTAGCGGCAGATGTCTCTAGCAGCCTTTGAGCAACGTTCGTAAGATACCTAGCACCGCTACTGTCATACTTATAGAGAGCATCTAGGACAGCGTTAGGTTCTTCACTGACCTGCGCCCAGTAGCGATGCTTCTCTGGGAATACTAGTTCGGTGCTTTCATCTGGAGAACATTCTTCACATGTTAGAGCATCTTTGGCCAGTTGTCCATAGGGAACTTCTTGCAATCCATATCTTTTTACCAGTGGACAAGCTGCGCCATGATAAACCAATGATACGCCAACACGTGACAAAATGTAAGAGCCACTGTCGGTACGGTAAAGTTCGAATTCAATCCAGCGGGTAGAACCTTTACGCCAAGACGTAGATTTACCCAACAACGAGCCGTTAAATTGTAGGGTTCTTGACCCGTCCTTGACTTCGTACATTATTCTTTTTCCGCTCTCAAGCTGTCTAACTCTCTAGACAAAGCAGCATTCTTTCTTTTTTCCAAGCTAAGCATTGCCTCAAGCTCGGCACACAAACTCATAGACCTAGAGAGTTGCTCTCTAGTTACGGCTAGAATGGTGTTTAGTAGTTCATTGTCTTTCATTCGTCATCCTTCTTTATATCTATTGTACTAAGTATTTTTAAGGGCTATTTGGACAGAATATAGGCCTTTGCCGCTGCCTTAGATGAAAACTGGCCTTCTACCTTGTTAGTAATTCGATTGATAACTATGTAGATAGTTATGTTCTCTTCAGTACTAAATTTCTGCAATATTTTGTACATTATGTCCAGTGTCCTTGTCCATCAGAAGTTTTCGGGGTAGTGGCAACCCAGGTACTACCATTATAAACCTTTACAGCAACGACGTTATTATTCCAGCTACCATTTAGGAATACCTTAGTTTTATTGGAGATGGGGGTAGGCGCAGGAGGAGGAGACGGATTACTCATAGTTAAGAAGAAAACGTCGCTTCCAGCTACAGGAGTGCCAGATCTTTTAAATCCTTCAACGTAAAGCGATAAGGTGTATGTTGCACCAGGGGTAAGATTAGTGACCACCTGGGAGCCCTTCAAATCACCTGACGATATAATGTTATCTGTAGAAGACACTTCAGAATACAGACTATACAGAGTCGCTCCGTTGATAACGGTGCTCCAATTAATAGTAGCTTCTGTACCAGCCGGGTTTGAGACCGCTGAAATGCTCGGCACAATAACTGAAACGTTTGCATTGCTAGCAAGAGTAGTGCCCGTAGTACTTACGGTGGACGAGGTGTTAGGAGATGTAGTTTTTGCATTCTGAGCATACAGACTATATGTGTAGCTAGTGTTGGCAGACAAGCCTGTCACAGTTGCATAATTATTGATGGTAGGAGAGTATGAAATTGTGCCAGGTCCGGATATATAATAATTTACTGGCAGATATCCGCCAGCATCAGATGCAGACCAAGAAAGTGCTAAGGATGAAGTGCTTAGAGCTCTAGCACTAAAATCTAGAGGAGTGGTGGGTGCACCATCTGCAGTACCGCTAATGGTTAGAGGGACTTCATCGAACCCGACAATTCCATTGCCATTGTATGTACCGTATACAACTATGTACCAAGTGTACGTAGAGCCAGGAGAGAGGTCATACACTCCGGCGCTACCGCTCAATCCGCCAGCACTCAGGTTCGGGCCATACACTTCAGCAAAAGCAATAGATATGCCAGGGCTTACGACGGTACTCCATGAAACATCAGCCGCATTTCCGCCACTCTGAACCGCAGTAATCGTTGGTACAATAGTTTTAATTTCAGCAGCTGTAGTGAAAACAACGCTTACGGTAGCAGACTCGCTAGCACCAAGGGTTGCATATATATTATAGGTATATTGCGTAGACGGGGATAGATTAGTTATAGTGGCAAAGTTATTTCCAGGAGTGTAAGAAACGTCACCGCCACTACCATTAATTACGTAAGCGACTCCAGGGGTGGCTGAAGGGGTCCACGTAAGTCTGGCAGAGGTATCCGTTAGGTAGGCCGCGTCGGATTGGAAATTAGTCGGAGCGTATATTGCAGGAGTAGAAGCAGTTCCTGTATAGGTTACTTCAAGCCTGTTGTTAGCTAGAACTAGCGTGTAGGTGTAGGCAACTCCTGGAGATAGTACAGATTCAGTATCACTGGTAAACTCTTCGCCAGCCCCCCCGGCGGGAAAAGATCCGCTAGCTATGCCACTTGGAACCCCGGTACCGGATATTGTGTAGTAAGTTCTTCCAACGTTAGTGCCCGACCCAGAAAAAATACCGTAGTAAAGATTTAGACTGGTGAGAGAGTTTGGTACCTGACTAACAGATATGAATCCGGATGGAGCAGTTGTACTGACGGGATTAGCAGGTAAATCGAAAGCAGTAGCAGAAACGCTACCCCCGTTATTAGAAGCAGATACGGTAAATGAATACCTGGTAGACCTTGGAGTTACAGCTACCGAAACAGTCACACTTCCAGTAGATGCCCCGGCAGCAAGCGATCCGCTAGCAACGCTAGTGCTACCGTCTCGTACGACCGACCAAGAAGTAGTTCCCCCATCGCCAGATGCAGTTACGTTGTACGTAATCGATACTGAATATGCTGTAGTTCTAGTAGCAGTTATGGACACGCTAGGCGGGGATACAGGCGGAACATACTGATAAAAAGTTACTGTGACTACAGTAAACAAAGGCTGGTTAGTTCCCGCACCCGGGCTCTGAGACGCGGCAGTTCCGTCATTGCCAGCAGTGGCTCCTACAGTGGTGTAAGCAGCAGAAAAACCAAACCCATTCGCATCCAGTATATCTGCGGCGCTAGCAACGGTTTCGCCAATTACACTCGGGACAAAAGCCATGATTAAATCTGAATCCAGATATCTCCGGTAGTACCACTGCTAGGGGTGGTATTACTAACGTATATCTTTTTAGGCGCACTCTTGTCTGAAGTTAGGCCGCCGGCTAAGTAGTAAACCTGTTGACTGTCTTTAACGTACTTAGTTGTGGCAGCATAGGTATCAAACTCAACTGCTGCGTTATCCAATGAATTATCTAGAGTAGGCTGCGGAATAATAACTTTAGCTCCGGTAGAAATAAACTTGCCAGTTATACTCATATTTCCGTATAAATTAACTTCTAAAGCTCTATTATTTCTATTACTAAAAATAATATTATCTGCGCTAAGCCACGCTTGAGCGCCTTTATTTGTAGCAGTATCTTCATAAGAGTCTAGAGCTAGTGAAGCAGACTGAGTGCTGACGTGCGCTCCGCTGGAATTGTAGTACGCAATGTCACTGCTAATTTGATATGAAGTGTGGTTAGAGTTGATTACAGCTACCGAATAGCTCTGTAAGCTTGCATCATAATTTACGTAATCTCCTGTAAGATTAGACGGTCTTACGTAACTACCGCTGGAAGAAAAGAAGTAGCTAGCGGTGGAGTCTTGATGAAGTTCCTGCCAAACTACCTGCTCTGGCTCAATTAGAGCGGTGCTAAAGAGTCCAGGGTTGCTATCTAAATCTCCGCTAAAAGACGGGCTCTTAAACTCCATAAGATCCGTGTATTTATAGTTAGCCGTCTGAGTTTCTAAATCAATATCTAACCATTTCTTAGTCTGCTGAACCGATGGAGTGCTGGGTATAGCCTCAGAGTCATACCAAGAATAGGCAGATGACCCGGAGTCAGCAAAAAAGAATCTTTTTTCTGTGGATAGTGACACATTATCAAATACTAAAGATCCGCTTGACAGACCTGCGTGAGTAGTTCCGCCAACCTGGAAAGAAGTAACCTTACCGGGGAATACAATTTTAAAATTGGTGCCATTAGCCAGCCCCGTTGGGTTGGCCTCTTTGTATTTAGCGTACAGTTTAGCTAAACTGATAGTTATTTCCGAATTTAGTCTAGTAGGTATAGTAGATGCCCTGTCTACAGGGCCAAGAGCCGGCAACTTCGAGCATTCAATTCGATTATCTCCATAATCATTTACTATAGACGCGTTTAATTCAGAGTTTGTCACAGAAAAATATTTATAAGTGTCAGAAAGAAGAGCCCATTCCGGAGTGGCAACATCGTCTAAAGGCACTGGAGAGCTAGAGTTTCCAAAATCTAAATAGATATCTTTGGCATTAAACTCTGGTATATTAAGTTTTGCGACCCTGACTTGTTCACGGTCTTCAGTTCCTATATAGTTTCCAGTGTCTGCGGTAGGCCTATTGAACGTATTGAGAATTCTAAAGACCGTGTTAGACACAACCGAAGATACCTGAACTACTGCAGAGCCACCGCCAGGGAAAATCTGCTCGGGGGTACCGCTTCCAGCGGACCCAAAAAATGTTTCATAGATATAATCATTAGCAGTTAGCCCATGCGCAGTATTAGTAGTTACGGTGATTACACTAACGTTACTAATAACATTTTCCACATAACTGTCAACAAGCACTGAAGGTGCTTGGTGAAACGGCGCAGAAAAAACGTCAAAGTGTAGGTACATAGTAGGGTCTGCAGAAATCAAAGAATTTACTAGCGAGTAATTAACTTCTACGGAAAAAGTTGAGTTTGCTGGAGTGCTAGTCCACCCAACTTGAAGACCATACTCACTATTATTTTCATACAGTCCGGCCACAGCTACGTTTGAAAATGACACAGCTCCAAATGTCACAATACTTGAGGTATTTCCGTTAGTCCAGCTACTAGTAGAAGACACGGTATTGCCAGAAGAGTTAACATACTCAAGGCTAGGATTTAAAACCAAGTTATATGTTTTAGCCGAAGCGTACGCAACGCCATCGTTAGAGAAATACCCGTAGTCAAAGATTCGCTTACCGTAGTCTTGCAAATATAGCCCAGCCGCGTCAGTGCTAGCTAGTTGACTGTATCCGGTATTAATTACATCAGTTACCGTGGGAGTGCCCGACCCATTGTACGTAATTGTCGTAGAGTTGAGCGGTATGTTATTTCCTTTATTTATGTACTTAAAGTATCCATAGCCAACTTCAATAACTTCCACAGGAAGATTACCAGTAGAAAGACCGAAGTTGTTTTCTATAGAGACATAAACAAAATCACCTACAACGTACTCATGGCTAGGAGCATATACAACGGCAACATTTTCTGTTCTGAAAGCAGAGGTAATGGGCACAGGGATATCTACATAGGATTTATATAGCCCAACGTAAGTGCCATTGGTCTTACCGCTGTCGTTAACTCCTAAATCTTCGCTCTCTAAAAAAGTTCCATGTAGAGACTTATTGCCAATCCTTCTAGTAACTTCTGGGCTACTTATGTTCCAATAGCCTATGCTTCCAGATCTAGCGTTAATATCTCCGCGAACGTATACGTCAGAAAATTCTGCCACACCACTTGCACTGATTTTCCATCCGCTCAGGCCTTCCTGATACGAATAGCTTTCTACAGACTGCTCGTTTAAAATTAGTCTGTCTACTAGATTTCCTGCATCTATAGAAGAGCTGGATATCTGAGGATTAATAGCATTGTACTTAATCGTTTCTATGTCTTGATTTAGATTTGCTAAATATGAACTAAAGCTTTTAGTCCTTCTTAAACGTCTACTCGCCAACTTTGTCGACCTGCCAATCTGTAACTAGAGTCAAGTCTACCTGCTCGGGGAAGGCTGGATTATTGGGAACAGACACTCTAATGGCGTCAATTTTTCTAACAATAACGTTTTTTCTAAGTTCCAAAGCACTGGCTAAGCGAGACTTAACAAAAGCGTCGTTAATGTTTAGCGAGCACCAGTCCCCAGGGTTAAACGTCCCGACGGTAGGGTTCATTGAACCGTTAACCGAGATCGTGAAGTCGCCAATAGGTGGCTTACTTTCATATAAGAACCGCTTAGCAGTTTTGTAGAAATCTAGTTCGGCATCATAATTTCCCCAGTTATCGGTATTTATGGCACCGGTAGATGTTTGTACCGGCCAACTTTGAGTTTCAGACCTATCTAATAACGGCCAGCCAGCAGCCAGCAAATCTGTAGCAGAGGCTGCCGAATATAGAGACTCTCCACCGGAACCGCCATCGCTTCCACCACGAGTAATAAATACCCTGGTAGCAGAGCTTTCTGCATTCTCAGATACGCTAACATTGGA